TCAAACTCAAGAATTTTACGTTCTGTTTCGCTTAATTCTGGAGCTTCTGGCTCGGGTGCATCGGGGGGTTCAGCTTCTCCGCCCTCTTCAAGTGGCATTTGTGTTTCAGATTGTATGGGAGCTTGAGCGGCTTCCTCGGGCATGGGTTGACCCATAAAACTTTGCATAGCTTGTTCTTGTTCTGCTGCTTTTTGTTTTTCTGTTTCTTCTACCTTTTTACGATACTCAAGACCACGCTCGTTCATGTCTTCAAGTTTCTTTATACCAACATCTCTTGCAACTTCTGGTGGAATAATATATTCACCATTGGATATTGCTACCGGAACATCATCATCTGGATTAATATCTTCACCCGTAATTTGTACGCCTTTTTTTACTAAATTACGAATTGATCTTTTGATTAAATCATTGATGTGTTTTGTACCATGATATTCAACAGCAGCAGCGTTAAGAACAAATGTGCCTTCAGGTAATTCAGTGGGTACACCATCATCTGTTGGCCCACCACCACCGGGAACATTGACTTCGCCAATAGGAGCGCCATTCATAACAGCCCCATCAGCTATTGCTTCGGGTGGAAGATCTCCACCTAACATACCGCCTTCTTGCATTTGTGGTATTTGTGGCATATCTGTTTCTTCTTTCGTTACTGCGGTTTTTTCTGTCATATTCATCGCTTTAACAATACGAGGATCAGGATTTTTTTGTTCTGCTATATAGTTTTTAGCAAATCTTCCTGTGTTGGAATCGAGTAGTCTAAGTGCTTCGGCATCTGCACTTGTTGGTTCGTTGGCAAATACTTCTGGATCAATGGGTATACCAGCCATAAGATTGCGTATGCTGTTTACAACCAGATCTTCGTGTTGTTGGGTATTTGCTTCGGAGGGCAGCATATTATTTTTTCATGCCCATGAAGGAAATTTGTCCGCCATCTTTTCCAATAGTTATCCCCAATCCTCCTGCAACACCTGTTGGGTCTGCTTCTACACCTTGTAGACCTAAATCAATATTGGAAGGGCTATATGTAAAAGCATCAGGAAGATCTGTCATGCTTCGTGAAACAGTATCATATGTAAATCCAGTAGGAGTTGACGGATCATACGGATCTCCAGTGGGTGCATCTGGTGCATCTGGTGGTGCTGCTGATGGTCTTCCACCTGTACCCGTTAAACCTGCTTCTAACTGTTCATATGCTGCCATAGCTCGTGATGGGCCAAGTCCTTCGCCTACTCCTAGATCACCGCCAACTCGTCCAGCTACTGCAAGACTTTCTTCAAGTTTACCCATTATATCTGCTGGAAGCCCAGATCTAAATCCTCTATTAGCTCCGTCACCTACTTTTGTGACATCGGATCTTCTACCTTCAAGTATATTTAGTGGTAGTCCGAGGCGAAGATCTCCTCTTTCCCCCGGTGTCGTACTTAGTCCCGCAAATCTCGCAGATGCTGTTGGTGTTGTTGCTACTGATCTTCCTTCAGTTATCGGGTCCATTATACCACCAAAACCGTGGGTATCGGCAAAAAATCTATCCCCTACGGTTCCGGGTTTTCCGCCTTTACCCTCCACATATCCTTGATCACTTCCCTCTTGAATAGTTGCAAAAGGATCTCCTCCTGTTACTTGTGCCATTGATAAGCTACTTGCACGAGATTGACCTTTAGTACCACCCGAAGCTCTATATTGAGCATCAAGAAAATCCACTTTAATTTGATCAATAAATGATATATTAGCACGTTGCATTTCTTCAACCATAGCTACTTGCTGATCCCTATCGGCAACAGCTTGCGGATTATAATTTGGAGAACTACGATCAAATTGAGTTTCATAATAATCCCCGTATGGATCAATATCCAGTGTCTGCCTTCGTAATTCCTCTTCCAAATCATTGTCATCTTCTACTACGTCATCGGTTGGAAGAGGACGAAAGATAACATCTTCAAAACCACTACCGGGAATAGGTCCGGCTCGCGCTCCACCGGGCAATCCGGCATATCTTTCAAATACATTAGGAACAGCACCATAGGCTTGTTGAAAACCTCGTTGTGGTGCAAAGGAGGGATCTTCGTATGATTCTGCACCAGTTGGTGTTACTGGAAATATACCACGATCTCCCCTACGAACTCGTCTTCTACGTTGAGGCGTGATAGTTTCTAAACCAACACCCTCGCCTAAACCAATAACTCCAGTAGGACTATCTATGTATTCAACTGCCATTGTATTAGTTCCTATCCATCTCCCGATAATTATTCCGCAGCTTCAGTAAGGTTTCCAGTAAAGCCAGCTTCCCCTGCAAGCGGCGCACTTCCAACTCCAATGTTTCCGCCACCAACGCCTGAGTCATCTGCTGGGTTTGCTCCTGTAGGTACTCCTCCAGCGCCTTCCATGCCGCCTCCTGCTCCATTAACGGCCCCAGTCGGTGAAACGCCCCCTTGCTCGGTTGGTTGTTGCTGTTCATTCAAACCTCTCAATACATCTGCAAAAATTGCTGCTTCATTAACATCATTAACTAGATCGTTAGGATCAATGTCCTGTGAAATTGCCAGCTCACGAATAAGATTCGGTATCTTAACAAACGGTGCAAGCATCGGATTGGCAACTGTCTGGAGTAATGTAACCAATCGCTGTGTGCGAACTTCTTTCTGCATAACAGCCGATGTGCCTCGTGGCTTAATCTCGAGATCTCCTTCAATTTCAGGATCTTCTTCGTTAAACTGCATATTCCACTGGAAATATGTCTCACCTAGCGGTTTCAATAAATAATCGTCGATGTTTTTAATAACAGACTTTATTGACAGGGTTGACGAACTCATTAACATAGACAGCCCAGCAGCAGTACGGCCAGTACCAGTAACCCCGGTCTGACCGTGCATAATACTTGGAATGCCTGTTTCCTCGTCGGCTAGTTGTCTAGCCTTGTCGTACATTTGTGCATTGGCAGGTGCGGTGTTTGGAAAGTTAATAGAATTAATGGCTGTTCCTGTTACACCGGATTGCCGTCTAAATACTTTTCCGGGGTATATATCGTAGTTCTGGCCCGGAACCAGCATTGCCTCGTCCACATCAAAAACCACATTGCCAGCGAGAGCAAGATTGTCTATCGCCATGCGAATGTGGCCGTTCATAAGTAGTTGGGCATCTTCCATGTTCTCAGATATGCCTACGCCAAATAGCTGATAAGGATTTACCTCATATGGAAAGGCGTGGTATGGCATACGCTCTGGTGTAAATGGATTGACAACCAACCTAAGAATTTTGTTACCAGAAATCCAAGCATTTACTTGGTACGAAGATAAGTCCTCCATGCTTGCAAATATTTCAAGACCTGCATCTTCCGCAAGTTTAGCATCCATGATACCCCAGTATTCCAAAACCTCAAATCGAGATTCCGAATAGATAGGATCATTTTGATCCGACTGAAGCTGTGCTTCAAAATATTTTTCTTCATAGTTAGGCCCGTTTTCTAGTAGCTCCTCGATAACACGATGATCGAAGTAGGGTTCGTCTTTAAGTTTTCTTAGTTGCTCCCTATTAAGTTTGTGTCGTTCAATGACGTATTCTGCTTCATCCATTGATGTTGCATTAGGATCTGGGTACAAATTCCAGCAAGAAACATGAGAGATTTTTGGTTTATTCTTGTATATTGGGGCGTACTGTCTATCACCCATCTCATTTCTACGCCAACGTGGAATTGTTTTCTCACTGGTAAACGGACCCTTTATAATACCTGTGCCTAAAAGGCAACACTCAAATAGAGCACTACGAAGTTTCTTTACTGCGTCGGTATCAAGAAGTTGATCATGGATTATCTTTTCCATGTTCTGTGCAGCAAGTGCAGCAGGTTTTATTTGTGGTTGTCCAATTTTACCCGGACCTGCAACCAAATTAGTTGTGTCGTATTCCGGTCCAAGCCCGCGTATTATTGGATTTTCTGCTGATGCTGTAGCTTCGGTTGCCCCCGGAAGTAATTCCATTTCATCCCCGGGAAAACCCACCGGACTTTGTATTTGATCTTCTTGTGGTGACTTCAGATGAGCAAATTCAGGCATTCCTTCGGGATCAGGCGTTGCTTCAACCACGATTGGGAATCGTTTATTTGCAAATAAAATATCACTGATTTGTCCAACAGCCGCGAGAACCTTAACTTTAGTAATCTTAATGAAAACATTAGATCGCTCTGATCCTCGCATCTTATCGGTATTCTCGTTATGAGATAAACCACGATAGTTTTTATATGCTTTTAACCATCGTTGTTCATCCGAATACCTGCCATCTTCCGCAGTTTGAAATCTACTGCGAACATGGCCTACCAGTGCATTTGCAGCAACATCTTCCCCAAGCCTAACATCAATTGCTGTGTCAGTTTTGTCAGATGGCTGTATATCCAAAAAGGCCATAAAACTATGGGTTCGTTAGACTTGCCATATCGGGAGTAGTCTTCGGATTAGCTTGCTTCTTTGGAGCGCTTTCTCTCTGACGAAACGTAAACATTTTCTCACCAGATTCTGCTGATCCAGCTTTGCCCCAAGGCTCTAGTGGAGTGTTCTTGGCCTTATGTGTGTCTTCCGCCATATTTTCTGTAATAGGCAGCGTAAATGGTGTCTGTGTCATAACATAATTTCCTTTGTTAAAGTGAAAAAAAATACTACTTCCCCCACGAATCACCTCCCCTTTGCTAGTAAACAACACTATCAAATTCTACCAATTTCTAGTATCCAAATACAATATCCCTTGGTTCAGGTGCTGTGTCTTTAATTCTATTCGACCAACTACTAAAGTTGGTGTTATTGATTTGCCGTAACATACACAAGTATCTTAGTGCATCATAGGCATGGTCTTCAGATTTTGTATCAACGTCCTCACTATTTGTTCTTGACAGCGGGATCGTGGGTAGAGTTCGTACAAGATTAGTACACGTTGTAAAGATTTTGAGGTAAGGTTCTCCAGAATCTTCGTTGAGTTGTAATCGCTTATGTAATTCAAGTTTTCCGCTCATCCTATCTGAGTTAGAAGGCAACCATCTAATACCACGCTCTATCATTGTTTGTGCTACCGAAGGAGCACCTGCTACTCTATTCCAACAGGACTTATCAAGAACCGAAGCATACATGGGAGGATCAAGAGCCTCAGCTTCAAATATTGCATCAGCTAGTGCGTCAGCGGTAAGCCGTTTTGCGTAGAGTTCACGATATATCCAGATAGTGCCATCATGATCCACAGCGCCCCAAAGAATACAAGAAGGACTGCTATACCCATAATCAGCAGTCCGAAAACGAGGCCAACCTCGAGGGACTTCAAAAGGTTCGCAAACGTGCGTCGGACGATTGAACTCAGAAAACGCAGCCCCTTCTGCAACATCCCAGTCTCCATCTAGTAATCTCCGTCTTTCTACTTCTGGTAGAGATAACAACATTGCTTCATATTCACCAGAAGCCATGAGGTATGGATTATCTGTTAATCTAGCAGGAATAAACTTGCGTTGAAACAAAGGATATCCTGCTTTTGCATGATTAGGTGGAAATACTAAAGGTTTGCCCGATTCCATGTCCTTTGCAGCAAATGCTGTATTTGGCTTGACCGGATCAATAAACATCTTTTTTATCCACCAACCACCAACACCGCCGGGGTTAGCCGAGGCTCTCATGTATGTTTCAATCTTTGGGTCGGTAGTACGAAGTCGTGACCGTAAGTAGTCCCATACATATGGTGTTGGATAGTGGCCTAGCTCATCAATTCCTATCCATGAAAAAGATTGTCCTTGAAACCTTGTAACATCCGAATCTTTATCTACATAGGATAGAAGAATGGTGGCTCCGCTAGGAAAGATCCAGAGATTTTTACTCTCTTTAAAGACGGCGTTGGGAAACGCCTTTGGATACACTTTCTTTGACTGATCAATCAATTCGGCCAGCTCGCCAAGAGTTCGTCGTAAGAGTAAGGCTCGATGATTGATGTTGTCAGCGAAACGTAATGGATCTACCAGAAGTGCATAGCTTTTACCGCCACCAGCCGCACCGCCATATAGCACTTCCTTTTCAGGTGCAGCTAAAAAATCAGTTTGTGGACCTTCATTGGGCGAAAATATTAATTCGTGTTCGCCACCTACTATGGCATCCCTCACATCGGGCGAGAGAGTGTCCATAAAATCGTTTGTTGCTACTCCGCCTTGGTCTATAAGGCTCATGGCTTTGCGCCTTCTAGTGACACTTGTCTGAGCCTTCTTGGATGCCTTCTGAGCCTTAGCTTTTGTCTGTTTTGCTGCTCGTTCTGCCTCGCCAAGCTGTTTTCGTGCCTTGCGCTTTAGCTGCTCGGCTTTACTTACGTGGTAATTTCCCTTTTCGCCGGGAGCTAATTTTGGTCTAGCCATGTATATCCATGTTATTTTTCTGGTGTTACATCCACCATTGGTGTTTTTCCGGGTAAAAGCACGATTCCATGCTTAATTTCACCACTAATGTCCATTTGTTGGCGTTTGGTTATACCTATTCGATCTAGTATATCACCTGCTGCTCGGTATTTAAGCTCGAGACGGTTGGTGGGTACACCATTATCTCGTTCAATGTCCATTGTATTAACGATGTTATCAGCTGCTTTAACTGCTGCACCGTTTAACATCAACTTTGTACGTTCAGCAATCTCTTCTTTGAGAGAAGCTAGCACATCCTTGCGGCTGTGTGGGCTGTATTCAGCCTTTCTTAGCGCATCAGCGATGTTACCACCGTTAGAAAACAAGGTTGTTAAGAAATTCTCTTGTTTTTCTGTCAAGGCTCTTTTTTTTGTAATTAGTGCGCTTTCTGCCATTTTATATACATTTCAATCAAAGGTTGTGTTATTGGTATGGTGTTTGCTATTGCCACTATAACGATATACACAAACCATATGAATACACAAAGAACAAACACCCTATAAAGTAACCGAACAATAATGGGGAGAGTATCTCGTATTCTCACTAAGCAATAATCCCTACATATTTGGTTGATGTGTTTGGGGGGATATTGAGTGCGTAGAGTATACTTCTCCACCCATATTACTATTATAGTGCTATATAGGCAACTTGTCAAGTAAAAAATGCAAAAAACCCAAAAAAAATTTTTATAACACTGTACGATTTTACTTGACAAAACCCGTATATGACTGTATAATAGTATTAACGGTTTTGACGAAGGAAAAACCATATACCCCTATTAAATACACCAATGAATAGTTAAGTACACCACCCCCTTTTGTGGGGTTTTTTTATGCCTTTTTTAGGTGTACCTGTGTACATCAACCAAATTCCCCAATTCCAAAAAAATACAAAATTGTGAGCGTCTGGGTGTGTAAATGTATACGTAACCCGGGTGGCCCTAGCGTACCCCCGAATAGAATATATAAATATCTTTTAATATCAGTACCTTATGACAGTTTTTATACGTTCTAGGTAGCGTCTAGGTTGATGTTATGTGGTCCCCTTCTATATCTTATCTGAAATATAGCCCCCCTCTTAATTTAAGACCCCCCCTATAGGTCCACTAGGGGCCCCCCAGCTTGTTTTTTAAGTAGTTTTGGGGCCATATAGCCCGAACAATCAAAGAAACGCCCCAGCCGCCTTATATGGGCGTATTCAACTACTTGTCTCAATATCTATTGAGTACCGGCCCCCAGAACATCAACCCCCCCAGTAGGTGCAGCAGGTAGGTGCAGCAGGTAGGTGCAGCAGGTAGGTGCAGCAGGTAGGTGCAGCAGGTAGGTGCAGCAGGTAGGTG